AAGTCATGAAGAAGAAGAGTCAAAGTTTAGTTAATCGTGGTGTGCAGTTAAAGCTTAGAGATAAGTACATCAAAGAACTTAGAGAGATTGAAAAAAAGTTAGATCCCAAGCCACAGCCAAAGAGTTTTTTCAGAAAGATGTACGACTTTGCTACTGGGAATACTGAGGTGAGCGGACCGAGTACAATGACACCTCAGAAAGAGAAACTCTTGAAACGGTGGCATTTCTTGAGTAATAGGGTAGATGATATGCCTGACCCAGACGAAGGAATGTTTCCATGAGTACAGTTAATAAAGCAGGGAACTACACCAAGCCTAAGTTAAGGAAGAGTTTGTTTCAGTCTATCAAGGCAAGAGCTACTCATGGCACTGCGGCAGGACAATGGTCTGCTCGAAAGGCACAGTTGCTTGCTAAGACGTATAAGGCTAGAGGTGGTGGATACAAAACATGATGAAAGAATCTAGTAAAAGAAAATTAAAGAAGGTTGTTAAGGGGCTAAGTAAAGCTTCAAAAACACATGCAAAGCAAGCCAAAACTGTTAAAGATATAATTGAATCAAAGAAAGCAAAATGAAGGCACCACAACGTTCATTGCTAAACTGGGGTAAACAGAAATGGAGAACCAAATCTGGCAAGAAGTCTAGTGAAACTGGTGAACGTTACCTTCCTTCTAAGGCTATCGCTGCTCTTAGTGATGCTGAGTATCGCGCTACAACCAGAGCCAAACGAGAGGGTAAGGCAAAGGGTAAGCAGTTTGTGGCTCAACCGAAAAAGATTGCTAACAAGGTAAGGAGATATAGGACTTGAGAACTTGCGGTAATTGTACTTTCTGGGAAAGATTTAGTGATGGTGAAGGTGATGTGAATTTTGGTGAGTGCAGACGCTATCCACCAAATGTACCAGTTCATTCTAAAGACCCAGAACTAGTTTATAGTGGTAAAGATTCTAAAACTGTATATCATACAAGTGTTTGGAATACTCAAACAGAACTTTATGATTGGTGCGGTGAGTTTATGACTGAAAACGAACTCTTAGCTAGTAAAGGAAAATAAGATGCCTAATGTTAATGGAAAGAAGTTCCCATATACTAAGAAGGGAATAGCTGCGGCTAAGAAAGCTGCGGATGAAAAGAAAAAGCCTATGAAGAAAAAGAAAAGTTTAATGTCAGGAAGTTATAAGTAATGGGTATTAGTTTATTAGATTTTATTAGGGGTGGTGGTTCTAAAACCTCATTTCCTAATGATCCAGTTGCAGAGCCTTTTAAATCTTCTAAGCCTAGAAGGATTCCATATAAAAGAGCAATGACTAAAAAACTTGGCACAAGTGATATGAGAGTTGGCCCTCCTCCTAGTGAGAAGAATGTTTCTTTTTCTAAAATGAAAAAACAAAGACAAACTTTAAAGAATTTTTATTCAAGGTAATAATATGGCTTTATATTTGACAAGTGGTGAATTGTATAAAGGCGAGACTCACGTTCTAGCAGGAACATTTTATACTGGTAAGACGAGAACTCCTGAGTCACGCAGACTCGTGGAAGGGCCTGACCCAGTGAGAGCCAGAAGCTCCAATGGCCAACTCAAAGGCGACGACCCCTCCACGAGTGATATAAACGAAGCGTATGAGAAACCCAAGCCCAAAAGGAAGCCTAAGAAAAAATAATGGTTAGACCTACATATGAGACTGAGGCTGACCTAAGTAGAGAAGAGAACATTGCTAGATACGCAGCACGTAAATGGAACTGTGCAATGCGTAAGCAAGATAAGTACAATCAGTTTGATTACCTGATAATAAAGGGAAAGGACGTAAAAGCTTTTGTAGAAATCAGAACAAGGACACATACAAGAGGAACTTACCCTACATGCTTTGTATCAGCTAACAAAGTGCAAGCTGCTTTTTCTATGCGTCTTGCCACTGGCTTACCGTGTATATTCTTAGTTGGTTGGAAAGACTGCATTGGGTGGGCATCTCTGACTGAGATGTATAAAATAACAATAGGCGGCAGAACAGATAGGGGAGACCCTGCCGATATTGAGGCCGTAGCAGAAATACCAATAGAAAGCTTCACGATATTCAAATGAGTTTTATAACTACTATATCCCAACAAGATCTGGCTTTGCTTAGAGGTATAGTTCGCAAAGTCCATCTGGCGCATGTCGATGCAAAAGGATTAGCAACCGATGAGCAGTGCGATAAGTTGATAGAAAGCATTGGGCCAGAAGTTGTAGAAAAGATGATTAAGTTTGGCGTAGATAAGGGATTGCGTTGATAGATTTTAAGTACAAACCTGATGGTGAAGTCTTAAAACAGTTTATGAAAGACAACACTTTCTTTCGTGGCATAAGAGGTCCAGTAGGATCTGGTAAGTCTGTTGGGTGTTGTGTTGAAGTATTTAGAAGAGCCTTGTCTCAGGAGAAAAGTCCTGATGGTGTAAGAAAAAGCAGGTGGGCAATCATAAGAAATACAAACCCACAGCTTAGAACGACTACTATTAAGACTTGGCTTGATTGGTTTCCTGAGAATGAATGGGGTAAGTTTACTTGGTCTGTGCCTTATACACATCACATTAGAAAGGGAGACATAGACCTTGAGGTAATCTTCCTTGCTCTTGACCGTCCAGAAGATGTTAAAAAACTATTGTCCCTCGAGTTAACAGGCATCTGGATTAACGAGGCAAGGGAGATTCCTAAAAGTATTATTGATGCGTGTACGATGAGGGTAGGCAGGTATCCTTCTATGCGTGATGGTGGTCCAAGTTGGACAGGTGTTATTGCAGATACTAACGCACCAGAAGAAGATCATTGGTGGCCTATCATGTCTGGTGAAGTGCCAGTGCCAGATCATATTCCTAGAGAACAGGCTAAGATGTTGGTTAAGCCTGATAACTGGCAGTTCTTTACACAACCATCTGGTATGAAGGAAGTATACAATGAAGATGGTGAAGTAGAAGATTACTTGCCTAGCGATCAGGCAGAAAACAAAAAGAATATGATGAGAGGGTATTATCCCAATCTTATCCAAGGTAAAACAAAGTCTTGGATTGATGTCTATGTTATGAATAAACTAGGCACGATACAAGACGGAAAGCCAGTATATCCCATGTTTGCAAGCGAAACACATATTGCTAAAGAAGAAATACCAGTAGCGGCAGGTTTGCCTTTGTACATTGGTATTGATTTTGGTTTGACACCTGCGGCTGTTATAGGTCAGAAGGTTAGGAATAGATGGTTAATCCAATCAGAGGTCGTTGCTTTTGACATGGGTATTGTTAGATTTGCAGAGGTATTAAGAAATGAAATCGCTACTAGGTTTTCTCAGACTTCCGATGTCTATATATACGGTGATCCAGCAGGTGATTTTAGGGCGCAGACGGACGAATCTACCCCTTTCCACATACTTAGAGGTGCTGGCCTACGCGCATTTCCCGCCCCAAGTAATTCGGTGGATCTTCGCTTGGAGTCAGTGGCGCAGCAACTTAACAAGATGGTTGAAGGTAAACCTGCGTTTTTAATGGATAGAAGGTGTCAGCAACTTATCAAAGGCTTTGAGGGTGGTTATTCTTATAAACGTATGGAGGTAAGTGGTGAGCGATATGCAGATAAACCTGATAAGAATATGTACTCTCACATACACGATGCGCTACAATACTTGTTATTAGGTGCAGGAGAAGGGCGAGCTTTGATGTCAAATCAGAAACCTGCACACGTTATTCAAGCCAAAAAAGACTTTGATGTATTTAGTAGAAAGCCTAAAAGTGCGGCTAACAGACAGGGCTTCCGTTCTTTTGTGCGTTGAAATTTGTTTCGATTTGTGTTTACCAATAGGTAACAAGGAGTTTTGCTATGTGTAGAAAAAGAGCTAAAACAACAAAAACAAAAACCGCTAAAAAGGTTAGCAAGTCTGGTAAGGCTACTACTGTATCAAAAGCAGTAGTTAAGCCTACAACAAGACCTTATGAGCAAAAAGCAACGGCAGGTAAAGAAAAGTTTGAGTCTAATAAGGCTAGAGAATATTCTGTATCAAGGAAAAAAAAGAAAAAGAAAAAGGCTAAACAGGCTGCTGCTAGGCAAGCTGCTTTAGAAGCGCAAACTCCTGTAGACGTAGTTGATGAGCAAGTAACAGAACCAGTAACTCCTGATGGTGAAGCACCTCAATTGCCTATGGACCCAGTAGATGAAACTATGGGGCCACAAACTGGAACTGAGACTCCTGATGAGCCTATTTCTCAAACTGATATAGAAACTGCTACTGGTGGAACGGTAGGCGAAACCACGGTAACTGCACAATCTATTTATCAAAGAGATCCAGAAGAGGCTATATCAGATCAAGAAAGATTAGCTCAAGAAGAATTAAGAAGGCAGAGAATAAAAAGAGCTAGAGCAAAACAGTCTTTGCTTAGACGCAGATTAGAACGATCAAGAGAGGTTGGTTCTGGCAGAAGAGTTTTGTCTGGCACTGAAAGAGAATTAAATATACAGACAAGACAGGCAGGAACTGGTAGGCGTAGAGGCGCAGGTCGCAGATCTTTAATTACTGGTTCTACTGGTGGAATCGGATACTATAGTAGGTTCTTATAATGCATGACTCTAACAAATACTTGGAACGATATGAAAAAGCTAAAGCACATAGGCAAAACTTTGTTGACCTCTTTGAAGAGTGTTATGAGTATGCTCTTCCGCAACGTGAATCTTTTTATTATGAAACTGCAGGTCAGCGTAGAGATGATAAAATCTTTGATGAAACGGCAGTGGTTGGCGTTCAAGAGTTTGCTTCGAGGCTCCAATCGGGATTAGTTCCTAACTTTGCAAGGTGGGCTGATCTTACTGCAGGTTCAGAAATACCTGTGTCCGAAAGGGACTTTGTAGACAATGACCTTGATGAAATAACTGAGTATGTGTTTGAAATACTACAGAACTCAAACTTTTCTCAGGAAGTGCATGAAGCCTTTATGGATCTAGCAGTTGGCACTGGTGTTCTTTGTGTTGATGAGGGTGATGCAATAAACCCTATTAAGTTTTCTGCAATACCATTACCGCATGTAGTTCTAGATACTGGCCCTGATGATAAAATAGATCATGTGTTTAGAGAGCGCAAAGGTATAAGAAACTCTGAGATAACAGTACTTTACCCAGATGCAAAGCTAGACAATCAAGTGCAGCAAAGAGTAAAGCAAGACCCAGAAGGCAAATGTTCTGTTTTAGAGGTTGTTTGTAAGGACTACACTAAACGAAATGAAGAAGCTTACTTATACTATGTAATAGATCTTTCTACGAAAACATATCTAGTTGAGAGAAACTTTAAAGGTGTAGGCTCTAACCCATACGTTTGTTTTAGATGGTCTAAGTGTGCAGGTGAAGTTTATGGCAGAGGTCCATTAATTAATGCCTTGTCTGCTATCAAGACTACTAACTTAACTATTCAGCTTATTTTAGAAAATGCACAAATGGCTATCTCTGGCATTTATCAGATGGATGATGACGGAATTATTAACCCAGATACTATCAATTTAGTCCCTGGCACGATAATACCTAAGTCACCTCAATCTGGTGGGCTACAGCCAATACAATCGGCAGGAAGATTTGATGTTGCTGATATAGTTTTAAGCGATATGCGCTTGAATATAAAACGTGCATTATACAATGATATGTTAGGAAATCCAGATAGAACTCCTGCATCTGCTACAGAAGTGGCAGAACGTATGGCAGATTTGTCACGTAGGATAGGATCAGCGTTTGGTAGGCTGCAAGCAGAACTAGTACAGCCAGTATTGCAAAGGGTAATCTATATTCTTAAGAAGCAGGGTCGTATTGAAATGCCTACTGTTAATGGTCGAGAAGTTAAGATACGCTCTGTTTCTCCATTAGCACAGGCACAATCAAACCAAGACATTACATCTGTTTCTAGATTCCTAGAGTTAGTAAATGCTTACTTTGGTCCCGATACTACGAATATTCTTATTAACTCAGAAGAGACCGCTATTCACCTAGCTAAGAAATTTGGTGTGCCTGATGGGTTGATTCGTGATAGAGAAGAGCGTAGAGAGATAGTTGCGATGATGCAGCAAATGCAACAAATGCAACAACAGGAACAATTAGCAGGACCACCTATTGCCGCAGAATAGTCATATTGGTTTAGACGGAATAGCAAGAAAGAAAGCAGAAGAAGATAGAATAAGCCTTAACTTTGGCTCTTTATTTTCTGAACCTACTGGCCAAGAGATTCTTAAATACTTGCGTAGCATTACTATAGAAATGGTTAGCGGTCCTAATATTTCTACTGATGAGTTGCGTCATTTAGAAGGTCAGCGTTATTTAGTTGGCTTAATAGAGCGTCATATTCAGAGATCACATAAGGTAAAGAATAATGAATGAAGAAGTTCAAGAAGCAGAAGCAACAACAGAGCTACCTCCTCAAGAGGAAAGAGATTTTGTAGTAGCAGAAGATCTAGAAACTAAAACAGAAGAGCGCCCAGAATGGTTGCCCGAAAAATACAAATCTGGTGAGGACTTGGCTAAAGCATATAAGGAGCTAGAGTCTAAGTTAGGCACTAAGGACGAAGATATTCGAAACCAAGTGCTAAAAGAAATTGAAGCTGAAAGTTTTAAAGATAGGCCAGATAGCGCAGGTGACTATCAACTTCCTGAGTATTTGGATGAAGAAAGTGCTATTGATAGTGATGTTTTGAAGTGGTGGGCAGAGCACGCATTTACTTATGGGTTTAGCCAATCTGAGTTTGAAGAAGGTATAGATAAGGTTATGCAGGTAAGCATGGCTGACATACCAGACCCAGAAAAAGAAATGGAGAAACTTGGTGATAATGCTAATGCTAGAGTAGAAGCTGCTGCATTATTCTCTAAGCAGTTCTTTCCAGAAGAGCATATGGAATCTATTGAAAGACTAACAGAAACTGCTGAAGGTTTGATGGCCCTTGAGTTTATTATGGAGAAACTACAGTCTCCATCTATAGGTAGTGATGCTACACCATCTGGCAAGATTACAGAGCAAGGTCTAAGAGAAATGATGCAAGATGAAAGATACTGGCATCCTGCCCGAAGAAACAATGATTTTATACAAGAAGTAAATGATGGTTTCCAAAAGCTTTATAACAGCTGAAAAGAAGATAATAAAAAGGGGTAAGGCGTATCTTACCCCTATGAAACATTATCATATAGAAGAGTTTGCAGATATTGTTCACCCTAAGAATAAAGCTGAAACAAAAGACTTTGGCTACGATTCTTTTGAAGAATCCATAGAAGAAATGTATGATGAGTCAGAAGCTTATGTATGCCGCAATGGTAATGGTGAAATAGTTTTTATTGGTGGTTTAGACCTTTCTGAAGAAGTGCCTCATATGTTTGCAATATTTGCAAATAATCTTGATTACAATGTTGTATTGGTAGCAAAGATGTCTAAATCTTTACTAAATATGTTTGATAGAGTTCATCCTGTTATTACTATGACTATACTTTCTAAGAATGAACACATGCTAAATTGGGCATGTTGGCTTGGCTTTGAGCCTGTAGAAATGAGCGCAGATAAGAAGTTTGTTGAATTTGTGCGTTGCAATTTTGAAAATTATGATGTTAATAATAAATCATTACGACCCATAGTGCATTGATCGGCCCTAATGGATACCCGAATTGATATGTGAGCGTGGACACTCGTAGCAATCGGAAACTCAATTAAGGACTGTAAAAATGGCTAATACTATAGACCAAGCCTTTATAAAGCAGTTTGAAACTGAAGTTCACATGGCGTATCAGCGTATGGGTTCCAAGCTACGGAACACTATTCGCTCTA